TACTCCATTCGTCAACGGGCAATTCGTGCTCGAGACTGCTGTTCATGGCTTTGTTTATCATAGTGTGAGCAACAATGGGCCAAGTATAATCAGTGTAGCAAATTTTAATAACACTGGCGTCGGGAAAGACAGACTTGAACCGTTCACTTTCGTCATTGATACCATTATCGATTAATACTGAGTAATTTTTTTTGTCTTCAAAATCAAAAGTTCCTGTCCAGGAGCCGTGCAAATATTTAGGTACGACCAAATCAAGTTCGTGACTATTTCCGTTGTTGCTAAACACTAGTTGTTTTTTTGGTCTAACAAAGTTTTTACCATGCAGTGACAGGATTGCATTGACAAAGTGTCCAAACCCGCCACTGGGATACCACACGCAATAGATCATAAGTTTTGATAGATCTTCAGCAGTAGTTTGTTGTCGTAGAATTCACTTTCAATATTGGTGATTTGATCTGTGACAATTTGGTCCACACTTTCAAACTTGATCTCTCCGGGCGCCATGTCTGTGTCCACTGAACTGGACTTGTTGGGTATCAGGGCCATTTCTCTGAGACCATAGTCTTTGATAAATGTTTCTTTGATAAAGTTGGCTTCTTCGTAGCTGATCTCAATGTCCAGTTGCACACGCACATGCATGCCCGGCGCCAGGATAGTGGCAGCATTGTCAATCACATTGCTGAGACCAAACACACGATATCTGGGCTGTGCCGGCCAGGCATGAAATTCTGGTTCTTTGTCCCATTCCAGAATCATCAAGCCACGATCATCGTCGCCAGCATCGGCATAGTTGTGTGGGAAACAATTGCCAATATAGGTAATGTTCTTTTTGGTTTGTCTCTTGTGAAAGTGCCCAGTAAACACCCGTTCAAAGCCAGTGAAGTGTTCGCGTTGCACCTCGCCGTGATCGGGCATTTCGATCTGTGCATTCATCAAATAACCGGGCAACTCAAAGTGCCCAAACATGTACTTGCCTGTTAGTTTGGGTATGCGTTTATGGTCATCAGCCACAAGCCAAGGAGCAATAACCACGTCACCACTGCTGAACCAGTCGTTGCATATTTGCACACGAGGAAGATGTTTTGCCCACTCCACACTTTGTATGTCGCGATTGTCTCGGTAATACAGATCGTGATTGCCGGGAATAAAATACACCTGTTCAAAGTTGTCATTCATGTGCTCCAAGGCTTGGAGGCTGTAGTTGAGTGTGACAATGTTGAGGCTGGCACGGTTGTTGTGCCAGTCGCCCAGAAACAGGCAGGTCTCACAGCCTTCGGCTCGGGCTTTGGCCGTGGCCCACTTCACAAAATTCAAACAGTCCTCGTTGTGCTGAGTGCTGTTGCTTTTGAGTCCAAAATGTATGTCTGTGAAGACCGCGGCCTTGCGAAATAGATTTGTCATCGGTTCCTTTAATTCACAAGTGTACAATCTCTGGCCTCAGAAGTCAATGACTTTGGAAGATCAAGAAGTGGCTGTATCAGGTTCGGCCGCAGGCACAGGATAGGTTGTGATAGTGACCGGACCGCTCAGGGCTGCCATCGAGTGCTTGCCAGAATTCTGTCGTGTCCAGCTGGTATACTACTCTTCATAGGTAGTTACAACCGGTCCGGACATGGCTGCCATGCTGGCCTTGCCCGAGTTCTGACGTGTCCATGAAGGATTGAGTCCGTTCATTTCTAGTATGTCATCACGGATGTTTTGATTTTTCTTTTCAATGTTCAGGATGCGAGTAAAGCTATTAGTGATAGCGGCAGTATAATACGCAAAAGGGTTCTGCGATTTTGATTCGTCAAATTGCAGTCCGATTTGACTGAGTTGTAACAGGGCTTGTCCGCGCATTTCTTCATTGTAGGTGTATCCTCTCCAGTTTGATCTTGTGGCATAGCGTTCACACAGTTTCATGAACATCATGGCCAGTTTTCTAGTCATGTCGCCGTGGTCTTTGGAATATGAGCCTGTGACCAGATCACCTTGCCAGTGACTACGTCCCACAATAAACGGCACCTTGGCGTCGTCTATTCTATAGTGTTCAAACGGCGGGAAGTTCACACGCACATGATTCAGGTCCAGCACAGGCGCATCCAGAATATCTGCTAGTGGATCGTCTTCGACCACGTCATCCAGGTCCAGAATGTCTTCTAGTCGGCTGCGCTTCTTGGCTTCGGCCTTGGTGATTTTTTTGGGTGCTCGGGGAATGTGATCCCAGCAAGAGATGCGGAACACAATGTCTGTGTTGGGGATTTTCTTTGGATCCACAATAGTACCTTCACGCCGGAGTCGATCGGCTCGGTTGCGTCTGGCTTCTGCTATGGTTCTCTGATTGATCTTGTCAAGAGATGGCAAAATAATATCAAATTGGTGATCCAGCACAGGATCCTGATACCAGCAATAGTTGTTCTTGCTTAGGTGAATTTCTTTTAGAATATCTCTGTTGTTGAGATAGTTAACGCGGGGAGCCGCTTTGGGTAGTGATGACATGTGTGTCGAAATCTCCTGATATGTACTTAGTATAACACATTTTCACTAGATGTCAACCTTTCTTAAACTGCGTGGTTAAAAATTTGGGTAAATAAGGTATAGGAAATAATCATGGCATACGATCCAAAAAAAGCAGCAGCATACAACAAGCTGAGACAACAAGGCCTGAGCGAAGATCAAGCAGCCAGTCAAGCGGGCATTTCAGCAGCTGAAGATCGTTTTTACGAGGTGAATGAGGTTGGCAGCAACAATCCTAAAGATGCCAGCTACAACCCCAATCGTGGCAAAATGGGTCCACCAGTACAGGGTGCAAACGCTGCCGAGTATAACAAGGCCATAGCATCGGGCAAAACTGAAGAACAGGCCTATGCTGAACTACAGGCAAGAAAAGCCGAGGCCAAGGCCGAGCGAGCTGCTTTTCGTGATGAAGATGCCGACGAAACGTTTGAACGATCTCCCGTTGCAATCAACGAAAAAACACCACCCGGCGGCAGAGTAGTCACTCAGACAGTTACTACCAACACAGAAACAGTCAGTGGCGGCGGATCAACAACAATTACTGCAGGACCAAAAGTATCCACAGCTGGAAGTGAGGCACTACAGCCAGCAATCAATGCCAAGCAAGCTGAAATTGATCAATTTAACAAAGACAATCCCAGTCCGTTTGCTAGAAAAAAGCAAGGACTTCCGCCACTGACTCCGGAAGAAAATCAAGCCAGAATAGCCAAACAATCTGAACTCAACGATCAAAGAACAGCACTAGTAAACGGGCAAACTAGCCTCAAAGCAGACACGCCACCAACAGTTACCACAGTACCAAACACAACTACTACCACACAAACAGTTACCACAAGTACCAGCAGTACCAATCAAGCAGTCAATCCAATCAACGACGAAAAGTTATCACAAGAAAACGAAACTCAACTGGAGGCCACTACTTCGCCAGCCAATGCCACCACGGTTCGAGACCCTACTGGAGTATTGGCGGCTGAAGATGCTGCCATTGCTGAACAACAAGCAGCGCAAGGTGATGTTGAGGCGTTCAACAACGTTGACACAGTGAGTGATCCCAATGGGGTACTGGCCGCTGAAGACGCTGCCATTGCTGAACAACAAGCAGCGCAAGGCGATGTTGAGGCGTTTAACAACGTTGACATAGTGAGTGACCCCAATGGAGTACTGGCAGCTGAAGATGCTGCCATTGCCGAACAACAAGCAGCGCAAGGCGACGCTGATGCATTTGCTGACGCCGGCACCATACGAGATCCTGGCGGGGTATTAGCTGCTGAAGACGCTGCCATTGCTGAACAACAAGCAGCGCAAGGTGACGCTGATGCGTTTACTGGTACACCTGCTCGAGATCCTACTGGAGTATTGGCAGCTGAGGATGCTGCCATTGCTGAACAACAAGCAGCACAAGGCGATGCTGATGCATTTCCAGTTTCCAAACCTGGCGGCGACGACACCACAGCGGCCTTCAAGGCTCGAGCCAAGAGCCAGGGCACTCTGCAGAGTCGTTACAAGCAGCCCGGCAACGGTGACTGGCGTGTTAGACTCAGTCTAGCACCCTATAGCGATTATCTTTACAATGCAACAGGTGCTGGCATTCTGGCTCCACTCACTGCCACCAATGGTGTGATATTTCCCTACACCCCCAACATCACTACAACGTATTCTGCAGACTACGAAAAATACAATCTAATACATT